CCAGATTCCGGAGAAAAAAACAATGGATGATTTTATATTCTCTCCAAAAGAGAAAAACGATAAACTTACAACAGAATACTATTGCATGACAGGCTCAGAAGACTTTATTGATAATAATAATTATCCTCGTAAAAAAATAGATACCAAAGATGTTGTTGCTAAAAGAATACAAAAAACAGATAATCCTACTCAATACTTTATTAAAATATCAAATGCAAATAAATTATTCAATCCTTTGAAATCTGGATTAGACGATAAGTCTTATAGTATTGTTGATAATGTTTGCAGACCATCCGACAAGTTTAGAGCAGTGAATGAAAAGGTTTTTAATATGTATTTACAGTTCTTATCTTCAAAAAATATATCGTGGTTAAATCAAGCAGAAAGAGAGATTATATAATGTCAAGAATTACTAAAGTTCAAAAATATGCAATATATTGGCTAAATCATTCTGGAAAAAGCGTGGAAGAAATATCAAAAGAATTGGATATCAAGCATTCACAAATAAGCACTATTATAACTGCTAATTCTCAACCAGAACCGACGAACGTTGCTATTCAACCATCAAAAACAAAAGACTTGATGATTACCCATACTTCTGGTAAAAAAATAAATTCTGTAGCCATAATGACAAAAGAAGCTTCAGAGATAGCGGATGAAGCAAAAAAGAAAATACCGGTCACAAAAGGTAGAGATAGTGAACGAGGAATTTTTAGACCTAAAAAATAACATATGTATCCATCAAGGTATTCTAATGGTAAAGATGTTACAGCCGCTCAGTATATAACGGAACTTATATGTGAACACAAGGCGGTATGTGACAAGCTAGATCTTCATTATAAATTTTGGATCAATAAAGAATGGTCAAAATATTATAGAGACCAAATTGCTACAGCTAACAAGTTATTAAAAAAATATGATGCTAAATCTATTATTAGAGCTTTAAATGATGATAAGGCTACAAAAATCTATTCTTTGCGAGCGCCTCATCTGATAGCTATAATAGAAAAACACGATATGATTGTCAAAAATGAATCTAAATCTCTGGAAATAGATATAAATAGATCAGAGAATAAGAGTTTCAGACATAAAAATCAACAGAATAAAAATATACTTTCCAAATTAAAGGAATTAGATGATGGTAACAACTCTTAAAGAAGATGTGATTAAAACATTTGGCGATCAGATTATATTATCTGGTAATGCTTTAGTAGATAAAAAGGTACTAACTATTCCGGTAAGTCCATCATTAGATATCGCTTTAAACGGTGGAATTCCAGAAGGCAGTTTCGTAGTCCTAACAGGACAACCAAAATGTGGTAAAACCACATCGTCGTTAGACTTTGCAGCAACTGCTCAAAAACCAGAATATGCTCATGGTTCTTTTAAGGATGGTCGCCAAGTGTACTACCTAAATATTGAAGGTCGATTGAAAAAAAGAGATTTAGAAGGAATACCTGGATTGGATCTTTCTAGATTTCATGTAATAGGTAGTCAACAAGGAAAAATTTTGCATGGAGAAGAGTATTTACAAATAGGAGAAAGAATAATTAATGAGATTCCGGGATGCGTACTAATCATAGACTCATATTCTGCTTTGTGTACAGAGGCAGAAATTACCAGTGATATGGACAAAATGCAAAGAGCAGACGGAGCAAAACTTTTAGCTAAATTTTGTCGTAAAGTTGCAAATGTTATTCCTGTTAATAAAAATATTGTAATAGGAATAACTCACTTAATGGGAAATCCTACTGGCTATGGTGCAGAATTTAAAGAAAAAAGCGGCCAAGCTATTGCTTATCAAACAGACATAAAGCTCAGGGCTAAAACATTTAAACCTTGGGTGGTTGGAACAGACAATACTCAAATAGGGCAGGAAATCGAATGGCAGGTGGTCTGCTCGGCACTTGGGCCTCCTGGTGGAGTAACTACTAGCTATATCCGTTATGGTCAAGGAATCGACAAATGTACAGAATTGATCAATTTAGCATCTGATGTTGGAATTATTAGCAAAGGAGGGGCTTGGTATACTATAACAACGTTAGAAGATAAACCCAAATTTCAAGGGACAGAAAAAGTACGAAATTTCTTACTAGAAAATGCTAAAGCATACGAGACTATAGAAACATCAGTTAAAGAAGTTTTAGGTATAAAAAAATGATAGTCAGAGATCTTAATGGTAATACTATAAATTGGAATCTAACAGGACATATAGCTAAAGGCAGAATAAAGGAAAAATCGTCTTTTCATCTTGGAACCAGAAAAGTATTGACAGAAATTTTTCCAACATTACAAATTCTAGAAGAAGTTCCGATACCATTAAGAAAATCAGAAACTTTATATTTAGATTTTTATCTACCATTAATAAAAAAAGCAATAGAAGTTCATGGTGAACAGCACTATAAATTTATACCATTTTATCATTCAAACAGAATGAATTTTTTGAAAGCACAAAAAAGAGATGCAGAGAAAAAAGAATGGTGTGAAATAAACGGAATTACTCATGTGGTATTACCTCACTTCGAAAGTCTAGACAAATGGAGGACATTAATAATCTATGACAACAAGAACAGCTAAAGAAGATTTACAGCACTGGGATACTATTCTTGACGAATATGAGTCCACGCTTTCTTTACCAAAATATTCGGCACAATATGGAGTGTCTGAGCAAGAGATTAATACATATCTTAGTATGACCAGGGATGAAATAGAAAAGATTTCTCCAGAAGATTGTGCTCAAATTTCTTACAGATTGGCACAGTTTGCATTTCATGTTCAACGAACAATTAATAGAGAAATTGCTAGACATAATTGGTCAGAAGAAAGTATTAAAGAAGCAATAGCAGACGAAATAAATAATTATAAAGGATATGGCTTTATTGAAAAGTCTTTGCAAGCAATAAAACATAACGAAAAAGCAAATAGCCTGAATCAAATTAGAAAGTATGCTAAACAAAGAATAGATAGATTAAGTTATTTGGCTAACAGTATTAAAAATCTATCAGATATCATGATGGCAATTCAAAAAACTAAGGTGCAACATGGACCCAAATGATTTATTAAAAGACCCAGAACAACTTAAAGCTTTAATATCGATTTTACAAAGTCTTGTTGATCAGACCCCTAAAGAAACTGAACAAAAACAAGACGTGGCACCAGCAAAGGAGTCTCCTACTATAAAGACGAAGGGTCGTCAAAAAGTAGGAACTAATAATTCAATAAAAACCAAACAAACTAAAAAAATAACAACAGACAATATAAATAAATTTGAAAAAATGTCTGAATTTAGAATGCATAAAGATGATTGTGTAGTTGATAAAAAACTATCAAAACATCCTCCTGTAGCGAGAATGAGAGACTTTGAATTTATTGATGTAGTTTGTAGAGTTTGCGGTAAAAAAGAAAGTGTTCCACCTACTCTGCTTTTCGATGTTCCTTCTAGATATAAATGTAATAATTGCTCAACACATTCTGGATAAAATATGATTTTATGTGACCCATCCGCTGAACGTGCTATATTAAGCGGAATTTTGAAGTATGGAGAGGATGCCTATTTGGATATTGCGGATATTATCCAGGAATCTTCTTTTACAATTGACAGCAATCAAATAATATTTAAGTGTTTAAAAAACATTTGTGAAAAAGAGTCAAAGCCAAATATTGATCTTGCATCAGTATATTCTTCTGCTCAAGAACTTAATTTATCACATATATTATCTAAAAAAGAAGAAACTCAACACTTAAAAGCTATTTTTGATTTTCCTGTTCATTTAGAAAATATTAGAAAATTTGCATCCAAGATTAAAAAACTAGAGATAGCTCGACTCTTACACAAGGCAATGGACGATGTACAAGAGAAGCTATTAGACGTTACAGGTTCAGAATCAATATCTGCCATCTTGGGTATTGCTGAAGAAAAAATATTTAATTTCACAAATGCTTTATCTGCAGAAAGTGATTCTGCTCCTAAGTTTATAGCAGAAAGTATAGATAACTATATAGAATTTCTACAAACTAATAAAGTAGATCAAATAGGAATACCTACCGGATTTCCAGTGTATGATCAGGCGATAGGAGGAGGTTTAAGAAAAGGGACGGTCAATGTTATAGCAGCACGACCAAAAGTAGGAAAAACTCTATTGTCTGATAATATTGGATACCATATTGCTAGTAAGTTACAAATTCCTGTATTAAATATGGATACAGAAATGACTAAAGAGGATCATATCCATAGAATTTTGGCTATGTCATCAGAAATAGAAATATCAAAAATAGAAACAGGAAAGTTCACGGACACCCCAAATTCTGCAAACAAAATAAAGCAGGCCATAGACGAACTTAAAAATAGTAAACTCTATCACAAAAGCATAGCTGGTAAGCCATTTGATGAACAACTGTCTATCATGCGAAGATGGATATCTAAAGAAGTTGGACTTAATGATGATGGTACAGCAAAGGACTGTGTTATTATCTATGATTACTTAAAACTAATGGACAGTACCGGCATAAGTCAAGATATGAAAGAATATCAGGTTCTTGGTTTTATGATGACAAGTTTACATAATTTTGCTATACAATATAAAGTTCCAATATTGTCCTTTATACAATTAAATAGAGACGGCATAACAAAAGAAAGTACTGACACCGCAAGCGGATCAGATAGAATTATTTGGCTATGTAGTAATTTTACAATATTTAAAAGAAAATCAGACGAAGAAATAGCAGAGGATGGTTCTGATGCCGGTAATCGTAAACTAGTTCCATTAATCAGCCGCCACGGAGGAGGATTAGATGACAATGATTATATTAATTGTCATATGAAGGGCTGGTGTGCTAAAATAACAGAAGGACAAACAAGATTAGAATTATTACATGGATCAAAAAAGCAAAAAGGTGGATTTATAATCAATGACAATAATGAAGATGAAGAAGAACAAGACATACCATTCGTATGATCAATATCAACTTAAGAATTTGTCAGACTTAGTGTGTGATGATATAGAGAATTTATTAAATTCTTTAGGTATAGAATCATATAAAGTATTTGATAAAATGGTCACCATGAGTTGCCCAATTCATGGAGGAGATAATGATTCTGCATTGAATTTATATTATAAGGGAGATTCATATAGAGGCAATTGGAAATGTAGAACTCATCAGTGTGAAAACATTTTTAAATCATCAATTATCGGCTTTATAAGAGGATGCTTGTCTAAAGACAATGGATGGAATAAAGAAGGTGATGATATGGTATCTTTTAAAGATGCTATAGACTTTGCTATTCAATTTTCTAATCATGATCCGGTAAATGATAAACAAACAAGAAAAGTAAAAGAAAAAAATACATTTGTTAATACTGTAAAAAATATTTCTATAGATGTTAGTGATAAGCCAAATGAAGTTGTAGTCCCAAGAAACTTGGTGATTAAAGCACTAGATATACCATCACAATACTTCTTAGATAGAGGATTTTCTAAAGAGATATTAATAAAATACGACGTAGGAGACTGTATCAATTCATCAAAAGAAATGAATAATAGAGCTGTTGTTCCTGTATATGATCAAAATATGAGAGGAATGATAGGATGTACTGGAAGAAGTATACATGATAAATGTTTAAGTTGTAATGCTTTTCATAACATGAATGATAAATGTCCTAACGATAATGAAAAATGGCTTAGCTCCAAATGGAGACATAGCAAAAACTTTAAAACGCAAGAGCATCTGTATAATTATTGGTTTGCTAAAAAATATATCTTAGCATCTAAAACCGTAGTTATAGTAGAAAGCCCAGGCAATGTTTGGAGATTAGAGGAGGCAGGAATTCATAACAGTGTAGCCATATTTGGTTCTTCGCTTGGATATAAGCAAAAGGCTTTGTTAGACATATCCGGAGCTATGAATATTATAACTATTATGGACAATGATAAAGCTGGCAAGGATGCAGCAAAACAAATTGAAGATAAATGCGGAAGAATATATAATATAAAACACATCGAAATTAATGCCAATGATATTGCAGAAATGAGCATTGATGATATAGTAACAAAAATATCTCCACAGATAAAGGAATACGAATTATGTTAGTCTTAGGCATATCTGGCAAAAAGCAATCGGGTAAAACCACAGCAGGGAATTTTATTCTATCATTATATCTTGCTAAGCTAAATGCGAGCGAAAAACTTTATATAGATGATGATGGAAATATACTAATATCAGATTTGTGTGGTGACAAATCATACGAAGGTATTTTTTCTATACAATCTATATTATCAAGAGAAATAATTTCTAATGATATTTTATTGTTTTTAGAAAAATTACAGAATGAAATAAAAATCTATAATTTTGCTGATATATTAAAAACAGACATATGCATGAATATATTGGGCTTGACTTATGATCAGTGTTATGGATCAGATGAGAATAAAAACGAATTAACATCTGTTAAGTGGCCATCGGAACAAAACAATGATAAATCTAATAAATTTATGACAGCTAGAGAAGTTATGCAATATGTAGGTACTGACATATTTAGAAAGATGGATACCGATGTTTGGGTAAAGTCAACTATTAATAAAATCCTTAAAGAAGGTCCTGAATTAGCAATTATAACAGACTGCAGATTTCCCAACGAAGTAGAAGCAATAAAAAATATTGGTGGCAAAGTATTGAGGTTGACCAGAAGTCCATTTTTATCTGATCATATTAGTGAGACAGTGTTGGACAAAGAAAGCTATGATTGGAATAATTTTGATTATATAATCAATAATGATAATCATAATTTATATGATCAATTCTCTGAACTTAAAACTATTTTAGAAAAACTATTAAACCTATGATTATTACATACTTTAGAAGTAGCTCCTATAATACTCACAATATGTGCGAACAGCAGTATTTTGGTGAGTACGTTTTGGGCTGGCGAGGATTGTCTGGACAGAAAGCAGATAAAGGAACTATCACACATAAAGTATTAGAAATATTAGCTGTTATTAAAAAAGCACAACAAGATAAAAAAGATCTGATTACTGATGATTTGATCGGAGAAGTTAATGTTCATAAGTATGATTTAGATAACATAATAGATCAAGTTTACTCATACTACACATCTAATGCACAACATCACAAGTGGTCACCAAAAGACCATAAAGATTGTAAAAATTGGGTTTATAAAGCTATAGAATTTAATAATGGAATGTTTGATCCAAGAAATCGAAACATACTATGCCCCGAACAGCATTTTGATTTCGAAATTAAAAAATCTTGGGCTAAATATAGTTATGATATCAATGGAGAAAAATTAGAAGGAAATTTAGCTTTAAAAGGAACTATTGACTTAATAACACTAGTGAATGATTCTACTATAGAAATTATAGATTGGAAAACTGGTCGCAGATTAGATTGGGCGACAGGAGAGGAAAAGACACAAGAAAAACTAGAAAAAGACCCTCAATTAAAAATATATCATTATGCAATCAAACATTTGTATCCTCATATTAAAAATATAATATTTTCAATATATTTTATTAATGACGGTGGTCCATTTTCTATATGCTTTCATGATTCTGATCTTAGTTCTACTGAGGATATGTTAAGACAAAAATTTGAAGCAGTTAGGAGCACGAAAAAGCCACGACTTAATAAAAGTTGGATGTGTAATAAATTATGTCATTTTGGCAAAACGACATTTGAAGGAACGCATATAGAACCAATAGAAGAATATAGAGATGGACAAGTATGCAAAATTGGTCAAACAATGACAAAGTGCGAACAAATAAAACATGATCTTGACCTTTATGGTATCGACACTACAATGGGTTTATACAAAAATAAAAATCACTCATTTGGAAGTTACAAGGCGCCAGGATCGCTATGAAACAAAAAACTTATTCTGTTTTACACGCACATTCTCACTATAGTTTATTGGATGGATTAAGCAAGCCCAGTCAAATAGCCGAAAGATGTTTTAATACTGGAATTAAAACCTGTGCAATAACCGATCATGGAACTATTTCCGGGTGTGTTCAGTTTTATCGGGCAATGAAGGCCAAAAAGATTAAACCAATATTGGGTTGTGAACTCTATATATCTAAAAATGATTCATTTATTAAAGAAAAAGAAAATAATAATCTTAGTCACTTCCTAGTTCTTGCTAAAAACCTAGCAGGATGGAATACTCTTATAAAAATAATATCTGAAACGAACAGAATAGATAACTTCTATCATAAGCCTAGAATTAGTTTTGATAGATTGGCCCCTATATTAGATGGAAATATTATAGGGTTTTGTGGTCATTTAGGATCAAGTATATCAGACTTGGTTGAGGAAAATCCTGATAACTATACTGACAAAGCAGTATCCTTTATAGACTATATGAAAGAGATATTTGGCAAAGATAATTTCTTTCTAGAAGCTCAACTTATGGATCACGAACTGAATCCTAAACAAAAAGAAATGACAGATATAATGAGACAATTATCTGTTAAGACTAAAACTAAAATAATAGCTACCCCAGATGCTCATTATTGTGAAAGAAAAGACGCTATTGATCAAAGGATTTTATTATGTAATAATCTTAAGACAACTTTGATAGACATAAATAAGAAACTCTTGGCTAATGAGGATGTTCCAATGAGTTGCTTCTTCAAATCAGATAATTATCATATTCCAGATCCAGAAGAAATGATAGAATGGCATACTAAGGAAGAAATTGAAAATACTTTATACGTTGATTCAATGTGTGAAGAGTATTCTATTCTTAGTAAACCACTACTTCCTGCTTTTGAATGTCCAAATAATTCCAATCCAGAAGAATATCTCAGACAATTATGTAGAGATGGCTGGAGAGAAAAGATTATGAAAGATGTTCCAGAATCTGAACATACAAAATATGCAGATAGAGTAAAATTAGAATTAGATATTTTACAGAAAGCTGGTTTATCTAGTTACTTTCTTATAGTGCAAGATATTGTAAATTATGTCAAGAAAAGTGGATGGCTTCCAGGGCCAGGAAGAGGAAGTGCGGCAGGGTGTCTGGTTTCCTATTTAATTGGCATTACTCAAATTGATCCAATGAAATATGATTTACTCTTTGAAAGATTTTATAATGAGGGTCGTAATACAGCAGATCATATCTCCATGCCAGATATTGATGTTGACGTTCCTATTACAAAAAGAGAACAAATTATAGAGTATATTAAGAATAAATATGGTATAGATAAAGTTAGTCAAATGATCACTTTTAATACTATGAAAGGTCGTGGTGCCTTAAAAGAAGTATTGAGAGTATATGATAATATTTCTTTTGAAGAGACAAACCGTATAACCAAGTTTATACCAGATGAGGCCAAAATTGCAGACGAACTACAAGAAATGAAAGAAGATACTGGAGAAGCTTCAATTATTCGTTGGGCGTTAGAAAATAATGTTGACAAACTCAAAGAATGGTGCTATATATCTAGCGACGGTTCATTGGCTGGACCGCTGGCAAAAAGATTCGAGCAGGCTATTAGACTAGAAGGAACAAAATCTAATCAATCTAAACACGCGGCCGGTGTAGTAATTAGTAGCAAAAGCCTTGGCAGTGTATGTCCTATGGTTTATGATAATAAGAACAAGCAATCCATCGCTGGTATGGAAATGCAAGACTTAGAAAGTTTGGGTCTGATTAAATTTGATATTTTGGGAGTTGCTATGTTAGACAAAATCATGACAATATCAGAAATTTTATCAAAAGGAGAATAAAATGGAGAAAAAGTTTTCGGATTTAGCTGTTGGTGAAAAATTTAGTGTTAATGGTACAGAATATATTAAATCAGATGAAGTTAGAGTTAGCTGTTGCAGATCAGTTAATTGTTATGCAACCGCCGATGCTTCTCAAAAAGGACACTTTCCTGGCGACACAGTAGTAGTGGTAAATGGCTAATACACAAAAAATTTGCGTTTTCGATTTGGAAACAGATGGTGCTAATCCAGATTTGTGCAGTCCTGTGCAAATAGCTGCGGTTATGGTAGATCCATTCAAATTGGAAATCATTAAAAATTCAGAATTCAATATTAATGTTAAACCATTAGCAATAGAAAATAATCCTGAATATTCATATGAAGATTCGGATGTATTAGATTTTCATGCTAAGGTTAGAGGCTCTACAAAAGAAAGTATTTTAGAGTCTTGGAAAACTTATCAAAAACAAGAACATGGCTGGGGAATGTTCGTATCTTATTTAGATATGTATCATATTCGTAGTCACAGTAAAAAATCCTGCTTCTCAGCACCAATCGCTGCTGGATATAATATTAACAGATTTGATTTGCGTATTATAGAAAAATTAAGTACAAAATACAATAATCTTAATAAAGAG